AAAAGTAAACTAACGTGATTTTGTGATGTGTTATTACTTAAAGAAATTGTAGCCAAACCAGAAACTGGTCTTAAAACTTCCACCATCAAAACACCTTCTAAATCATTAAACGTAGCTGCATCTCCAGAGCCATAAGCAGTTTCTGCTGAACGAGTTACTGTACTTCCGTTAGTTGGGATATAGCTTGTTGCAAATGAGCCTTCTTCTAGTTGCCATCCCCATACTAAAACTTCATCTCCAATTACTGCAGGATCTGGTATCTCTACACCAATATTTGATGCGCCACTTGGCATTGTTACAGTATATTCAAATCTTGTCCACTCTGAAGGTATTACATCAGTATAAGTATTTAAAGCTAATCTTATTTGAAAATCTTTACCTACTGAATTTCCTATCCCTTTTATATAAATTGATGCAGTATAACTTGCAGCAGAATAAGAAATGTTTTGGTAAAAATATGGGTCTGTACTAGTTGCGGTTAATTTTGTTGCGTTTAAAGTACCATCTGGACTTATAGCAAAATTATCTGTATAAGTTCCCGCTTGTGTTGGAGTCAGAGATATTTTTTGTGAATTAATAATAAGATTAGTCCTCTGTGGCTCTAAAATAAGACTAGGGCATCCTTTTTGAACACCATCAATCATTGGATATTCAAGTCTAGGAACATTTGAATCAACTGTTGTTATTAATCCGTTTTTTGCTATTCTTGTGGCTGAGCCACTTCGTGAAAAATCAAAATCCCCATCTCCATCAGTAGGAAAAATAGAATAAACTTTTTGTGATTTATAACCACTTGGGATTAATAAAAGACTTGCTTGATCCGCTAAAGACATATTTTTAGAGTTTTATTTATTATGTTATTTTTTATAAAGACAATTTTGATTGTACGCAATCAACCGCCTCAATTGTTCCGCCGTCAGCAATAACTCTTGCAACGTAGTTTTGAACTATTAAAGAGTAAAAAATACTTTTTTGATCGACTTGTAAACTTAAACCTAATCCAATCATATAATTTTACCTTAAATAACAAATAACCTTACCACTTGCAACACTAACATCATCAAAGTTTCCATAAATAACAACACCAGTACTCATAGATAACGAACTTATTGAAGTATCGCCTCCTATTGTATCAATGTCGCAAGAAATTACTGAGGATTCTATCGCTTGTATTGCGCAAAAGTTTTCTCCCGCTAATGATGTAGCTGATGCAGCAATTACTCTTAAACCTTTGTCTCCGAATGATAATTTTTGAAATTCACTAGAATAATATAAATCTGACGCCATTTTTTTTATTTAAATTTTATATTCACAAAAATACAAAAATTTAAATTATTTATTTTAGCCATTCTTTCTAACGGCAGAGCCAAAGAAATATCCGAAAATTGATAATACAATTCCCTCACTAATTCCAATTAAATGAATCCAAACCTCTTTGTTAGATTCCGGGATTTGTAAATATACAATCGCATAAATGATAAAAGCAAATGCGCCTAACCCAACAACACCGGTTAAGTTAAACATAAGGTCAAAGCCTCCTGATTTAGCCTTTTCAACTTCTCGTTTTCTAGCCGAATCTCTGTCAGCAACTTCTAACTCATACAATTCAATCAGTTCATTGTGCAATTGTATTTTGTCCTGACTTGTCAGTTCAGGCTCGTTGTCAATTAAATTTTTAACAACTCCTAAAACTCCTTTTTGTGGAAGTATATCGCCAACAAAACCCGGTATTTTTTTTAGTATAAATTGACCAACTTTTGTGTCTTTAAATTTTTTCTTTGACATTACTCAATAAATTTATATTCATCAAATGCATTAAAACTCGGACAAGCCTTTTCACTAAAATCCCTATGACCATAAATAACCGATTTAGAATGCAATTTTTTTAGTGTTTTTAACAAGATTAAAAGACTTTCTTTTTGTTGTGGCGTTCTAGTATCTTTAGCGTCTAAACATTCGTCTAAACCTCCAATATAGCAAACACCTATTGACATTTTATTTTGGCCTCTAGAATGTGCGCCAATTTTCTCAATGTTTCTACCATAAGAAATTGAGCCGTCTAAGTGTACAATATAATGATAACCAATATCAGAAAAACCTCTTTCTAAATGCCAACTCTTTATTTCTTCGGCGCTTGTTTTTCTACCCTCAGGAGTAGCGCTACAATGTATGATGATTTTGTTTATTTGTCGCATTGTTTTTGTTTTAGAAATGTGATATAAGCGTAATTAAAAAGTTTTCAACTGTTGCAGTTGCTCCTGATTTATCTACTTTAACTTGAATTTTACAACCACTTGTTAAAATATCTGTATGCGTAAACAATTGAGTAGTTCTCGAATACCTTACCAAATCATTATTGTTTGCAATATTATCGTGCATAAATTCAACACTTTTTCCAGTATCAGGAAAATATAAACGTGCGTCTAATCTTGTGTTTGATGCACCGGCAGTTATATCAAAATCGTTTCTAACAATCATAACTCTACCCGCTCCAACTTCTGAAAAATCTAACGAGTTAGATGCAGAATCCCATAAATCGCCCGTTACAAAACTAGGCTTGTATGTTGTTATTGTACCGCTACCGGCCTTGTCATTTGTTAAATCCGTCCAAACGTTTTGCGTCAAGTTTATTGGCGTAGTAGTAGTTGCTGAATCCTCATAATCAACCCAACCACCTTGCGAATCATACAAGGCATTTACTGAATTTTTTATTTCGTTTATATTGGCAGCAGTTACCTTATTAATTTCAGGAAGTACTGAGGTTTGATTGTCTGATTTTGTTGAGAAAGTTATTTTAGCCATTATTTATATTTTATGATTGTAATTCGTTTTGTAATTCACTTTGTAAACCTCCAACTGCGTTAATTTGTTCAATCTTATTAGATAGTTCAATTATACCTCTAAAATAAGTTGAATCTGCTAGATCATCTTCTAAATAAGTAACGCCATTGTTTTCGCTTGTATAAACATTAAATCCGTTAGGCGCTAAATCAATATAGTTTGCAGACCTAGTTCTAAGTTTTTGTAAGCATTGAGATACCATTAAATTAGTATTTAATTGTCCGCCATCATCCGAATAAAATTTTGAAATACATTCTATTCGTGTTATTGTTTCAGTTATGAATGATTGTTGGTTTTGGTCTGTTTCGTCTGTTGAAACTGAATAAACTCTAATCAATGGATAGGTTGCATCCGTTGGAATACGATTGTAAACCGGTACGGCGACATTGTTAATTAAAACGTTGCCATTTAATTTTGCAATAATTCCTTTTCTTACATAGTGAATCGCCTCTAACATCTTATTTTATTGCTTTTTTAATTTCGCCATTTAAACGAGTTAATAATTTTTTTAGACCTATTCTAGCAGAGCCAAAGAAAAACGGCTGAGGTTTCATATAACCTGGCTTTGAGCCTTTAAACTGTGCCGCATAACTCTTTGGTATTCCAAGTTCTAGCATATCATCAAAAGTTACAAAAGCACCCGTTCCAAATTCTACATAAGGCGCATATTTTGCTCCGGCTATAACCTCAACAGTTTTGCCTTGTTTTTGATATCTTATTGATTGCCTTAATGTACCTCCTCCAGTTCCCTTGAATACCGGCGCAGCTTTTGTTGCAATTCTTGAAATATCAGCACCAGTCTTTCCAAGTTCATTTGAAAGAGTTGTTTTATCAAATGTTCTTAAATTGTCTAACTTTTTTTTAAGTTGAGCCAAATCCGATTGGTCGATTTTAATATTCATTTTATTGAGATTTTGTTGCTAATAATTTAGTATAAAAATCTAAATCAAACTCATACTTTTCATTTATACGATAATTCTTTGTACCGCCCTCTAATGTAAATATATCTCCTAATTGAATTAAATCTGCGGTATTTTTACGCATCATTATTTCAATCTGAATGTCTTGCGTTCTTTTGCCTAGTTTATCGCTTATATCTCCGCTAATTTGCTTTAAGTTACACCATACGGTTGCAACCTCTGACAAAGTAGAAGTAAACCCGCCAAATTCATCAGGCGATTTAACTAATCTCTTTATTGTTATTTTAGAATCTAGTTTTCCGGCATCCATTAAATAAACATAGTTTTATAAGACGTTAAAATTTTTCTTGTTGATGTTGGTATTTCTGAAACATTATCTTGCTCAGTAATAAAATCCGCTCTATTATCGTAATATGTTGATATAAGTTGCAACATCGCTTGTTTTACTAAAGAATCATTTATTCCTAATGTTACATAGGTAATTTTAACTCTTTCGGCAGAGCCTCCATCTAGTTCAATCGTTTCATTATCTAAACCAAGTATTTCATAATCAGTTGTAGCCGTTCCATCAATAGTTACCTCTGAAATACTAGCAATCGGGCCAAAAGGTAAATCGAATAAACCATTTGTTGTATCTAAGTAGTACGTTCTATTTTTTGGAACAATATCTCTTGAAATATAATTTTCACACCATATTCGAGCCTGAGAAATCATTGCAGTAATTAAATTATCGTCTGCGCTTGTGTCAATACGTGCGTAGTCTTTAACATTTTGAGCCGTTAATATTTCATTCCCGGTTGTTGCGTTGATTTTAATTTGTCTCATCTGATTTGATTTCTTTATATTCAACCTTTAGTTCTTTAGTCTCAAAGGTTTGTTTCTCTTTCTTTTTAGATATTTTAGATCCTAAACCTTTTTTAATCCAGTTCTCAGCAGTATTTGCGTCTAACTCTATAACATCGCCCTCATTGTAACGCTTACCTCCTTTTAAAATGGATTGTTTTATTTTTAGTTTCATATTATGAATATTTTTGTAAAGATAAAAAAAAAGCGCCACATTAGTTTGCGACGCCTTTTCGTTGGAAAACAAAATTGAAAACATTTAAAGTTCTGCAAAGTTATTAAAATATTTTAAATATTTAGGCGATGTTAATTCAAATGATTTTTGTTTGCCGTCATTTTTTAAAATAAAGAATCCGTCTTTCTCTTTGTAGTAGATAGCAAAAAAATCTACGTCTTTTTTATTGTATAGGTTTTTCTTTGTGTCTCTTAAAAAAACTCTTGACCTATCTGTAAAGTTGTGAACTGATTTAATTTGTATTTTAAACAACCCTTTAGGCGTTTCAATGATGCAATCATACCTTGAAGTATGTAGTAAGGGAAAAGAAACGTAAAAGCCTTGTTCCATTGCGGTAGTTGCAAACTTGTACTCAGCTAAACATCCAATTTGACTGCTATTCATATTTGTAAAGATAGCGAAATAAAAAAAAACCCACGTTTTAACGTAGGTTAGTAGTCATTAGAAAGCGTTTAGGCGCTATCTATTAGATGCGTTTAAGCAACTGAAACAACAATAGTGTTTGCCTAAAGAAACATCAACTCCGCACTCCATACATTCGCTTTTTTCCTCTAAAGAATCTAAATGCTCGTTTAATTCGTGGTCAACTATACACATAACTTCTTTTTTTCTAGGTAATTAATCTCTCTTTCTAAACAAGTAATCGCCTTTTCTAAATCCTCAATCTCTGTGTCTTGTTTTTTTACTCCCGCTCTTACAATGTATTTAACGGCGTTACCTCTAGCAAAGGATAAATTATAATCG